TTCGCCAGTCTATCGTTGATGATTTTATGGATCGCGATAGTGATCTTAGATTTTTTGTCGGCAACCCAAAGACAGGGGGTTATGGCCTTACTCTTACTTGTAGTCACACTGTTGTGTATTACTCTAATGACTACAGTTTAGAAGTTCGTATGCAGTCGGAAGACAGAGCGCACAGGATAGGACAAGAAGATAAAGTTACATACATAGATTTAATTGCTGAAGGCACAATAGATGAAAAGATTGTTAAAGCACTAAACAGCAAAATAGATTTAGCTAGTCAAGTTATGGGTGAGGACCCAAAGAAAATTTTATTCGGATAATGCTTTTTCTAATAATACTTCGAGTCGTATTACTCTTTCTTTTATTTCTGGTATGTCTTGCATTATTGCCTTTTCTAATAGCAGTTGCTTTGATTCTAGAGCCATTAGTTTCTGGGAAACCATACCGTAGGATACACCTGCGGACACGAGAATTATACCGAACCAAACGGCGTTTTTAAAATTAATTTCGATCATATGTCAAAGTCGCTTGCCTTCATTAGCATGTTATACTGAGGATTGTTTATCGACGCAAGGCCTCCTTCATTAAATCCACGTCTTGCCCTTTCAGCAAGCACGTCTAACATATTCATCTCTTGACCATACGCTATATTTGGATCACTGCCTAGTAAAGCACCAAGTCTTGCACTTTGCACTTCACCTCTAGGATTTCCACCAGGTATCATTGGTGGATTAAAAGGTTGTTGAAATGTGCTTGAGAATTGTTCTCTTACAGGCCTTGGATCTTGTGGTGTTGCACCAGTAAATAAACTTTTTAATCCTTCTGTTATTGGATCTGTAGGTAAAACATCCTCTATTGGTCGTCTAGCTTCAGGTATCATCATGTCCTGTGGGTTTACAACAAGTGGCCCTTGGAATCTAAACGGTAACTCAGGTCCTGTTGGAGTCGCCCCTGTAAACTGTGATGGAAAATCTATTGGTTGTGGATCTGTTGGTGTTGCTCCAGTAAAAATACTTTGATCCTCAACTCTACTTGTTGCAGCTGGATTAATAATATCTGTCTTAACGGATGTCGTTCGTGTATTAGGATTAATATCATCTCTTGGTATAATACCTTTGTCTTGAGCAAATTTTTTTAAACCACTGACTGTTGCTGATCCAAGTTTTCTTGCTTCATCATACGCTGTGCCCAAACCTAAAGGTAAGCCCATCGCAGCACCAACTGCTACAGGCGCCATTCTTTCTAAAAAAGTTTCTATCGGAAATCTTCTTGCACGAGCCGCAGCGAACTCAGGTGATTTTTGAGATATTCTATTTATGTCACGAGAATACTGGGTACGTCCATCATCATAAAATCTAAAGATAGATTTCTGAGCCTCATTCATGTCACCAAAACTTTTAACACCAATAAAATCGTCTTGAAATTTTTCAGGCATATCTGCAATGACTGACTGTACACTAGACTGTTGTTGTTTCTTGTCTTGATTTCGTCTTATGAATCTATCTAAAGCTTCATCATAAGTTCTCTCTATTTCGGCTCTTGTTGGCGCTTTTCTAGGCGCTGAAAAACCTGCTCCATGTGGGCCTCCGTGTGGCATTATACTTGACCTCCTAGAGCTATTGCTGCATCAATGTCATCAGATGCTAGGGCTGCTCTTTGATCTCTGTTTAAATTTACGGGAGCCGAGGGCACTGCTGCTTGAGCAATGTCTGGCATAACTGCCTCTGTGCCCATACTTGGCACATCAGGCACATTAATAGTTGGTTGATCTTTTACATTTGTAGAAGAAACTATTTTATCCATGTCAGCTTGTTCAACATCAGACACAACATATGATCCTAAATTTAATCCTGCATCAGAGTTTTGATATCTCTTGTTTTGATATTCTTTTTGTGCTCCTGGTTCTCCTACTGATGACATGGCATTTTCAAAACCAGCGCCAAATAACCAATCAGTAAACCCACCAGGATTTTCAAGAACACCTTGATAAGTTTTAAACTCATCAGGAAACTCTTCAAGTCTATCACCTGTTCTCATTTGCTTATAAAAATCTCTAAGAATGTTAGTGTAAGCTGCTCTCTTTACTGCCATGCTCGCTGTATCATCTATAACTTGAGAATAATTTTTTAATACATTTGGTGATGATAAGAAGTCTGCTGTGTATCTAGCAAGTAAACCAGCAATAACAGGTGCTGGTCCAAACACTGCTGCTCCACCACCGACACCAGCTGCAGCACCAAAAGAAAAAGTTTTAAAACCAGTTCTAATACCACCCAATGCTATACGTCTTTTTACAAGTGCAAAAGGATTACCAATGTCTTGCCCTTCAATCTTTCTAGCAATCTCAACTAAATTTTTAATATTATCTTTTACAACTTTACCATTCAAACCAGCGGCGTCTATCATCGCTTCAAAACCTGGCTGATCAAAACCTATGTTTTGTAGGAGTGCATCAGGATCAACTGCATAATCTGTAACCATAATTCTTTTTGGTCGTGTGCCACGAGCCGATGGTGCATCCACCATAAGATCTATCGGATTGTTACGTCTTAATGAATTTTTTAATCCCTCATTGAGCCATGTTCTTGTAACAGAATCGAAAGCCTCTTGGCCTATTAGTTCTTTTACCTGTGTTATCGCTTGAGGTGTAATTTTTTTGCTCATAACAATATTATACAACTCATCGGAATAGTTCCAACCTGGTAGCTCTGGTCCAGCATTGAACATATTCTCGTCAATAAGTTTAAATTTTTTAGCTGCTTGACTTTTATAAATGGGTGACATTCTAGCAAAAACTGAATTAGCTCTAAGTAGTGCACGCTTTGCTACTTCAGCAGTTGCTTTGTCTTCTGCACTTAAACCTTGTTTCCAGCCAGCAAAATTATTTAAATCAGTTGTTATGGCTTTTCTGGCATTCGCAAGAATATCAGCACCAACAAAGTTAGCACCAAACTCGCCTCTCATGTTTCCATAAATTCTATTTATTTCTTTTTGTAAACCTCTCATCTGTAAAGGATTTACATACTCTGGCAAGTTACCAAGAGTTTCAACAATAAATTTTTCCATTTCATTCATTTGAGGATTGTATGTTGAATAGTCATCTAATTGTATCTTGTATTGATCAATTCTTTCTTTCAACATGTTACCAACCTGCTTTGTGTGAGACGTACCAATAAAAGGTTGACTAATTTTATTCGCTGTTTTTTCAAATGAATCGTAAAGAAGATTATTAACATATGAAAATCTATTGTATCTGTCTTGTGCGGCTTTGTGCATAAACATACCAACGTCAGTCATATGTTGAATTGGTGCGTACGCTTCTAATCTTACTTGTGCTTCTATAGCTTCGTCTAAATTATTAAATCCATATTCTTTTAACTCTTTATTAAAAGCAGTCTTTTCAGTTTTATCTAATAGTTTATACTGTGCTCTATAAAAATCTTCTGCACTACCAATCAAACCAGATTGTGTTTCTAATGCTTGTTTTGTTTTAACAAGTGCACGTAGTTGTCTGTCTTTCATTATCGATCCGATAAGAGGGAAGACACCTATAATTTTACCAAAACCTTTGACTGCATTACCAGCCATATCTCCTGTAGCAGCAATAGATATACCAATAGGTATGCCATATCTATCAGCTAGTTTTGACATACCACTTGCATCGCCGCCTAAACCTAATATTTTACCTAGCACAGGTCTTAGATAAGATGCTAGTGGTCCTAGCCCTGCAGCCATTGTTGTAAAAGCAGCTGAGTTTCTCATCTCCACTAAAGCTCTCATGCCAGTATCTTCTGTGTCTGTAGGTTTTTCTATACCAGCCGTTAGTCTAATTAAATCATTTATAAAATCGTAAGAAGCTCCAGCTAAACCTCTACCTAATGCTGCGCCAGCTACAACGCCACCACCTGATGACATAACTTTACTAAACAAACTACCAGGAACCTTTGCAGCTCCTGGTAATGATTTAGATGCCTCAAGTGCCATCGCGGGCAGTGAGCCAAGAAGCTCGCCACCAAGCATAAAGTCTGCTTGACCTTTTGGTAAAAAATCAGAAATCATTTCACCAATGTTAAAGTATTGTGCAAGAGCATACTCGTTAGGTCTTCTAAACGCATCAAAGCCTTCAAACTGATCTAAAGGATTATTTTTCTTACCCTCATCCATATATGATTGTAAGTTGTTTACAAAGTATGCGTAAGGATCGTCTGCTTTCTTACCTTCTTCTGTAACTCTATACTGACCTATCGCATAGTTTACAAATCTTTCTTGGTTAGCATTGTAAACATCCATGCTAATTGGATTCATATTCTCTTTAGTTCTAAATTTATTTACATAATTTAAAATATTTTCCGCTTCTATAGAGTTTCTTGGTACAAAAATACCCTCTTGAGATAATGCTGGTTTATCGTCTACGCGTTCTTCAACTTTAACATACAAAGGATAATTTAATCCTGTACGACTAGGCTCTATTAATACATTAACATAACCTACGGGTGTATTAAAATCGTCTTGAGGAGCTGTTGTTAGTTCACTCATTTTAACCTCCTGTCGTTAATCCCTCATCAAATACTGGTGCACCATCAGTATTTTCATTTTGTCCTATTCCTACGGTCGTATTACCTGTGCTAGGTGTAAATTGTTCTTGCACTTCTGAAGAACTAATAAATGTATCTTGACCTGCTGTCTGACCAACGAAATCAGTATACGGTATGTTTTGTATAAGATTCTCATACTGTGGATCTAATAAACCTAAATCCGATTTTAATTGTTGTTCTATTTGCTCGTAAATAATATTTAATGATGCTTTGATAGAATCTGAACCACCAAGAGAATATAGGTCGATTGATTCTTTTGCATTTCTGATATCATCTACGTTCAATCTACCTGTAGCTTTACGTGCTCTTGCAAGAGCATAATAGATTGAGTTTAATCTTACTTGGTTTTTAGGAATTTCAGGATTAAAAAATGTTCTATATATTTCATATTCATCTGTGCC